ACCAATAGAAGGAAACAAAGCACGAGTACACTGCCTTTTAGGTGCTCGTACTCCTGCCATATCAGTAGATGCAGCTAGTTCAAACTCAACAACTTCTCTATTTTCTGCTGACTTACGATCCACAATAAATATCTGACGTTTAAACTCTGCTGTAGGATCTGGTGTTCCTAAAGGATTACTATTACCTGGAAAGTTTACAGCATCTAAAAATCTTGCCATTGTTCTTATTCTCGTAAAAGTAGCACCAGTAAGATCATTACCTGCTGTTACCTGATTAACACTGACCAAGATTGATGAAATTAATCCTGTTGCATTACTTATAGTTACCTTTGGTCTTGGAAGTTGACCACGTTGATATGCAAAGCCTGTAGCTTCGATAGGGAATCTAAGATATGAATTAGCTGCAAAAACTATTTCTCCGTTAGCATTTAAGTTTGATCCTGAATGAAATCTATAAATAGTATTAGCACCATGTAGTGCTGTATCTAGCTGTAATACAAAAAGTTCAATTATTGCTGAAGGGTTTATCTTTTGAACTTCACTGAAGACAGGACCAGTACTCATGGTTCAAACACCTCTCTGAACGTAGCCTGTATCGTAGCTCTGTTTAAATATGGTATTGATTTAGTCCATGATTCACAAACAAACTGAGAAGAGCTTGCTTCTCCAGGTGGTGTAAAAGTAAAGCTGGCACTATCATTTGCCCTCGCATCAAGAAAAGTTTCTATTGTATCTGCATCTGACTCTGAGACCTCAAAAGTAAAATTAAATATTTTTGGATTTTGATGTTCTGCTAATCCAAATAAAATTCTGTGTTCAAACCCATCGGCAAAACGAACTGTTCTTGTATTTGGTGCAGATCGTTTTTGTTGTCCATATTTAGGAGAAATAGAAGGAAAGGTAGCCATTATGCAAGTAAACCTCCAGGTCTTTTTTGGTTTAATATTTCAGATTGTACTGCTGCTGAGATAACACGACCAAGTTCTCTACCCTGCTGTTCATCACCTTCAACAGAAGAACCAGAAGCATCTACGTTTACAACTACATTTGTAGAACCACCAAGAGCATTGTTTGGAGTAACTGTTCCTGTAACTCCTGGAGTAAACATCTCAGGTCCACGTTCTCCTACGATATATGACTTACCAGCCCTTGCAGTACCACCAGTAGCTAAAAGTCCATCAAATAAATTCCCAAGTAATCCGCCACCTTTAGTTAAATTACCAGCAACATTTCCAAATAAACCAATATTTAAAAAAGCATCAGCCATCTTATTTAATACGTTTCTGAAAGCATCATTCAAACTATTTGCTCCTGTTATTAAACCTTTAATAGCAGTACTCATTTCTGTTGCTAATAAGTTTTTAATATCTTCGGTAATTTTCTTTTGCTCCATTAAACCGTCAATTCTTAATTTGTTATTAAATGCAATCTTAAAAGCCTCTTCATCAAACAATGCTAACTGATCTTTCGTAAATGCTATGGTCGCTTCCGCTAAAGCAATTTCATATTCAGATCCAGAAAGTTTAATTGTATTTAATTCATTTTGTTGTTCTAAATTTTTGGTAACAGAATTAGCACTTTCTTTGATTTTATTTATTCTTTTAACTTCTGCATCTGCAAGTTTTTTTTCTTTCGCTTCTTGTTGTTCTAGGTTTTTTCTTTCTCCTTCTAAAAATTTTTCTAATTCCTTTTTATCTTTTAATTTTGCTGCCTCAATATTTTTATCAAGTTCATTGAGCTTTATTGTTGCGTTTAAATTAGCTATTTCTTTTCCTTTTTCATTGTTCCCTACTCTTTCTAATGCCAGTAATTTTTCACTTTCAATAATTCCTTTTTTTATCTTTACAACTTCTTCATCTAAAAGACTACCACTTGTTTTCTGTAAAGCTATTCTTTGATTTAATATATCTATCTCAAACTGTGAAAAGTCTTTGGTTTTTGGACCTTTACCATTAGTAATGGAATCAATTTGTGTTTGAAGATCTTTTTTGTTTAAATCTCTTTGTCTTGTAATTATTTGATTTTCAAAATCTTGAACTGCTTTAAAATCAGGAGCAGTGCCACTTAATAAAAATCCTTTACTAGCTTGTGTTCTTTTCTGTAATAAATCTTTGATAATTGGATCATCTGACCTTTGTGCTTGTTTAAACAAGTTTTGTCTTTCTAGTGCATTAGTTAAAGTTTGTAAAAACTTTATTGAATTTAAAAGTTCAGCAACCGCCACTTGCATTAAAGTCATAGCTTTTGCAAACTCATTACTTAATTCCACAGTATCTTTACCAAAAGTTTCAAGAGAATCAACCCCATCTTTTCCAATTAGCAAGGTAAGTTGTTCAGTTGCAACTTCTAAGGCTTTTGTCTCTTGTCCAGCATCTCTTAACTTTTGAATTAATTCAGCAGTTTTCGTTCCTTGTATTCCTAATGAATTTACTATTACGTCTAAATCAGGTTTTAAAGGATCTAAAGCTAGACCTAAATTCTTAATCCCATCTGTAAATTCTGACAACTTACTTACTAAAGCAGTAACGGCAATAGAACCAGCAAAACCACCTCCAGGGCTAATCGCTTCACCAATACCACCGCCTAAAGCACCTCCAATAGCTTGTGCTGGACCACCACCAAATAACAAAGGAAAACCACCTCCAATAAATGCACTTTGAGCGATACGGCTACCTCTTCTTTGTAATTTTTCTTGCATAGTTAAATTTCTTTGAGTCTCTATATTTATTTGTTTCGCAAGGTCAAATTCTTGTTCTTTAATTTTTACTCCTGCACGTTTTAAATCATTAATTAATGCTTCTTTTTGTGCTTTACTTAAGGTTGAAGCTTTTATTCTTTCTTCTATATTTGCACTTTGTTCTGTAAGAGCATTAGTTTTATCTAAAATTCTTTGTCTTTTTTTTTCATTTTCTAATTGATCTTTCTTAGCCTTTCTTTTTGAATCAGAGCCAGTAAGTTTATTTATTGTTTTTTCTATTGCAGCATTTTTTTCTAACTGTCTTCCTATCGCTTCATTTATATCTTTAAATTCTTGTGAGTTTACATTAACAACTTCTAACATGCTGTTAAGCATGGACATTGCATTTTTACCAGCCAATATTGTTTTAGGAAACTTTTCTATTTCTTTAATTGTTTCACCAACATTTCCTAAAATTAATCCTTTATTTCTTCGCTTATCAGTAGCATTTGCAAAAGCTGTAGCTTCCATTGTCAGCTTTTTAAAATCTCCAGCTAATATTGCAGTAGCAGCCCTTTGTCTCTCTGTTGCATCTGTAGCATCATTAAATGCCTTTTTAATTAAACCAACTTGTTCTGTAACTGCTGATATCTTTGAGCCAAAAGCAGTTAAACCTGCACCTTGATTAAACTTATTAATTAAATCTTGCCCTTCTTTTATTTGTGCATTTAATTTTTCTAACGCTTTTTGTGCTGGATCAGCTTTAACATTTATCTTAAGTTTATTAATATTACCAAAAACTGATTCTACTTGTTTTGCAAATTGATGAAGTCTTTTTAAATTTTGTTCACCTTTACTTGTATTTATAGTCAGATCAAGTTGTTTAACAGCCATTCGACCTATCTAGCAAAACTTATACTCTATTCTACCTTGCTTTACCCATAACGCTTCTTTTTTGTATCTTATCCATTTCTTTTTTCTCTTCTTCATTTTTTAATTCAAAAAATGCTGCCCAACCTATCATTTCTTCAACAGTTAATGTTTGACATAGTTCACTAACAGATTTTTTTAATTCGTTAGCTAATGAGTATATAAACAACCAATCAGGATTAGCTTTTTAAATCGGCTTTTGCCTCTTTTACCTCCTTATCAGAACCAGAATCTATCATTGCTAACTGAATATCTTGCAAAACAGAAGCAGCTACTTCTCTCCTTAAAGAGGCTTTATCTCCATCTTGAAAAAGTCTTGTACCATTTTTATCTAATGCTTTCTCAATCATTAACTGTAAAGCAAAATCATTAGTATCTTCACTATTACTTTTCTTCTGAATCATTTCACGTTCAGCAATGGTTAATGGATTCCAATATACAGTAAATAGAATTTCATCATTATCCTTTAAGTCGTACTTATAAAGCTGGCTGACACCAAATTTACTTTTAAGAAGATCAATAGCTCTTGTCATAACATTAGATAGCTATATGAATTATATCACCTATTCGCAAAAAAGGCACAAGATATAATTCCAAGAAAATGAGCACGATCTTCTATTTCTACAGGAATAGGACCACTGATTTCACCGATTCTTGGTTGACAAGAAAATGGATCTGAGTAAGTAGATGTATTTATCAAACTTAAACCGTCAATAACTGATTCAGAAATAACGGCTAATCTTGCACTTCCTTTATTTTTTGGAACATAGACATTTGCTTGTATTGCACCTGAATAATAATCAGCAGCAACACCTTGAGCTTGTAATGTGGACTGACTGAAAGTTATTGAAGTTGTGACATAAGTAATAGTCTTACTTGGAGTTGTAAAAGGTACATTATCATAAATAATTTTTACTCTTGGATCAGCTCCTACAACAGAATCAGTAATAGCTTTTTCAAAAGCTGCTCTAACATTAACTAAAGTCATAATTTTCTGTATTTAGAACCTAAAGCTGGAGCATTTCGACCACCTTTAGTGCCTTTAAATAATACTTGTGATTCTGCTACTCTCAAATCTGGAACAGTCATTCCTGGACTAAATACCATATCAACAACTTTTTCTATCTCTGATAGATAAGGCATTATTGAACTATTTGGAGAACCTAAAGCCTGTCTAGCATAATCAGCCCTGTTACCAATAAATATTGTATCTCCAAAAGTAAATCTCTTATCAAGTGGATATCGAGGTTCAATAATTGCAGGTAACTTTTGTCCTTGACCTTTTGCTTTTTTTCTTTCTAACCACGGAGATCTAATTTCTTCATTAGCTAAAGGTCTATAAGTATTTGCTTGCCAGCTTGAAGCAAAGAAACCAGAATATTGTGGACTTTCTGCTGGTAAATCTGCAAGAACTTTTCCAACCAGATTATTTAATTGAGTATTTAATTCTCCTCTTGTTGAAGCCAACCAATTTGTAATTGGTTTAGGATCTGATTTTGCCATTAGAACCTCACTAATAAAGTAAATAAATAAGTTTGACCACCTTTTTTTGTATCTATATCTGTAATTTGTGCGACTACTGTAGATCCAGCATAATTAAAACTAATTTCATCTTCAAAAGTAGGTTGATGATTATTTATTAAATCAGGGCTTATATAAATTTTTGCTTCTTTTGTTTCTTTTGCTAGATCTTCTTCTGACCGAATAAATTCTATTGGAACTTTTATATCGGAAAAAGTAGTATCAATGGTAATTTGCTCTCCCGTCTGTAAATTATAAGTTGAATTACCTTTTTTGATATAACTGATAGTTGTATCTAACGAACTACCTAAATCAGATACAACTTGTTTTGCTACCTTTTTTAATAATGAATCTAACTGTCCTGCCATTATCCTCTCACCACTCTAGTTTGATAAGTACCAGATCCACCTAACATATACGCACCTAAATAACTTTGTAACCACGGATATTTGTCCATAACATTATTAACAGTACCAACACCTTGAGTTGTCGTATTATATTTCACCTGTATATCTCCTAACTTAACTTCAGACAAATTGCCATCTGTGCCTGTATTACCTGTCATAGCATCTGTTTCATTAGCCAAAGCTCTAGCGAGTTCATATTGTGCATATTTAATATTATTTGGAATTGTTGTACAAGTAAGTTCCACATTATCAATCGTATAATTATTTCTTGGAAACTTTAATGCCTGTCCATTATCACATCTTGATCCATAGTAACTTAAAGTATCAATCCATCTTGTAGCTGCGATTAAAGATCTATTTTTCTGGTCATCTGTTTTATTTGTCCAAGTACTTGAATCTGGTACAGTCTCAAAGTAATCATTAGCTTCTGCCAAAGTGACATAGCTATTTGCAGTAGCACTTGATAATGTTGCTGTTATAGTAGCTGCCACGATTAATAATTAATTTTAGTTTTATTGTAGCGTAAAGAAAAAACCCCACCAATAATTGATGAGGTTTGTTCCAAGCAACTTAATAATAATATTAATAAGTTGATGTATCAAGAGGAGAGTTAACTGTTAACTGTACTAATGGAATCAA